CTTCTTTCTCATTAATAGAAGAATCTACTTTCTTTACACTATCACTTTCATCAGAAGATTTAGGTGTAAACGTTACAATATCTTCATCAGGAATTTCCATAGCTGGATGTTCTTCAAAAGATACTAACTTAGGAGCATTCTGGATATTGCTTATAGCTTGAGATACTATATTATTAGAAACATCTACTGTCTTTACTTTATGTGCCTTACGAGAATGAGACTCACCATACAAACCAGCAATAGCTGTAAAAACTGTTACAGCGGGTAAGTATCCGTATGTAATTGAATAAAGGGCAACACAGAGTAGAACAAAAATTCCTACATAGGTATCAACAAAATATTCATAAAATACGTTTGGAAGAAAGGGTGAAAGAGCAAAAATTAGTAATGATGTAAAAATAATATAATATTCGTGCATATCTACTTCATATACTTAATTTTAATTGTAGTATTTCCGCAAAATTGGTTACAATAAACTAAATATTAGTACTAGAATGGATATATCAAAATGTAATAAGGTGCTGACTCACAAAGGATATTCTATCCGTAAATCATTTCTTTCTGAAAAAGATCTTAAAATTGTAATAGATAATTGTAATGTTGAACCGAAGATAGATGATAGATATAAATTAAAAGGTGAAGTAGGATTTAAAATTTATAGAGAATCTCCAGAACGTTATTATCTACCAAGAGAATGGGCTATTCAGAAATTTGGAGAACCTGAAGCAAAGATCTTATCGGAAGGATTAGATTTATCAAATGAACATTCGAATTTTGTTGGAAATCCTTATGATTACCAAAAAGATATTATTAATACTTATTTACAATCAAAACGGAATGGATTAATTTGTGTTCCGTGTGGAAAAGGAAAAACATTTATGGCACTAAATATTGCCTCTCAGTTAAAAAAGAGATTCCTTATTGTTGTTGATAAAGAATTCTTAATGAATCAATGGAAAAATGAAATAAAAAACGTGATGCCTAATCTTCGTGTTGGTATTCTTCAAGCAGAAAAAAGACAAGTGGACAAAGAACTATACGATTGCACTATCTGTATGATTCAAACACTATGTATTCAAAGTTTTCCAGATAGTTTCTTTCACGATTATGGGTTTACTATCTTTGATGAGTGCCATCATTTAGGTGCGCAACATTTCTGTAAAGCACTTTTCAAAATTCAAACAAATAAACTATTAGGTTTATCTGCCACACCTACACGCGCTGATGGATTAACAAAAGTATTTGAAATGTTTCTTGGTAAACCATTATACTGGGAAAAGGTTCGTGAACCAGATCCAACTGTAATTGTCAAAGGTATCAACATTACATGCCAAGACCCTAATTATCTTAGAGTTCCATACGATTATAAAAAAGATATTATTATAGCAAGATTAATTACATATATTGTTGAATGTAAAGAGAGAAATGAAGAAATTGTTCGCTGGATTAAACTATTAGCTGAAGATTCAAATAGAAAAATCTTAGTATTAAGTGCGAGAATCGCTCATTTAAATGAAATTGAAAAACTTCTTCCAAAGACTATAACCACAAGTTATTATATTGGAGGAATGAAAGAGGAAGTCAGAGAGTCTGGAGCTCTAGAAGCAAAAGTTCTTTTAGCAAGTTATTCAATGGCATCCGAGGCAATGAATATTAAAAGTTTGAATGCAGTAATTCTAGCCAGTCCTAGAACAAATGTAGAACAGAGCACTGGTCGCATTTTACGAACACGCATTAGTGAGAGATTAGTAAATCCTACTATTATTGATATAATTGACCCACATGAACCTCTTATGAATCAGTGGCGTTCACGTAAGAATTACTATAAGAAGTGTGAATATAGTATTGAAACCGTTCAACAAGGGAGTATAACTGGAATTAAAGAAGATAAAGTTTCTACTAAACCACTAGATAATAATACTTGTTTATTTACCGATGATTAGATTTGTGTTTTATAGTTGATTTATGTTTTATAGTAGACTTATGTTTTCTAGTAGACTTATGTTTTCTAGTCTGCCACTTCTTTTTTAATTTACCACCTGTTTGAGGAGTTGATAAAGGTTCTAGATTAATAGGTTCTGGTGACAAAGATTCAAATCTAACAGGTTCTGGAGTAGTATTTAGTTCAATTGTTTGAAGATCTGTAAGAATACTCTTTTCTAAATTAATAATTTCATCTATACGTGCGTTCTTTGATTGTAACATAGTTAAATTATTCTCGTTCGCTATCGAAGTTTCAATACCTAATATTTCAGTATTAAAATTTCTAAGTTGATTATCATATTCTTCTTCATTAGAAATATTTAGTGAATTTAATAGAACTTTAATATTCTCATGTCCTGTTTTATATGCTTGTATTTTTTTATTTAAAGTGAGTTTTGCTTCCTGAATCTGTTTGATAGAATCTGTTTTACTTAATTCTAATAGATTCAATATATTCTGTTTTATACTGTTAATATTCTTAATATTTAATTCATAATTATTAATTCTTTCATCAATAGTATTAATTGTATTTACAATTGTTGTTTTATCATTTCTAATAAAATCTACTATATTATTAATATTTGTAAAATACGAATCAAATTGATTTTGATTTGTTTGATTTACTTCATTTCTTCTAGATTTTAATTCATTTGTTAAATCTATATTAGCTTGTAAAATTTTCTGTAAATCTAAAATTGTTCCTTCTTTAACTTTTAGTTGAGATTGAGATAATTCATCTTCTTTCTGTTTTAGATATTCTTCAAACGAGTTTATATTATTTTGTAAAACATTTATACTATTTATCAGTAGTTTTGTATTTTGTTCTTGATTTTTTAAAGTATCATAATTATTCATAGAATCTATACTGTAATTTAAAGAATCATATGCATTTCTTAACTTTTTCAATGTATCATATAATATTGAATAATCTCTTTTAGATGTATCATCTAGTATTCTAGAATTTAATGGTTTTAGTATTTTTTCTAAATTATTTATTGATTTTTCAATTACTTCTAATTCATTATTACGTATTTGTTTTATTTCTTTGATTTTTAACTCTTTTAATTGTATTTCTTCTCTCTGTTTTATAAAGGTTTTTAACTTATTATGTGTTTCTAAAACTTCTTTATATATTTTTACTGCTTCTTCTAAAGACTCCTCAGTGTTTAATTGAATCTGATATTGTAAGTCTAACTTTAAATCTTCTAGATTATTCATATTACCTGAAATATCAGTATATTGATGAATTAGTAGATTTGTATTCTCAACATATATTTCAACATTATTTGAAAGTTTTATCTTATTAATAGAATCTTGAATTTCTTGTATATTTACTATTTCAGTGCTAAATGAGGGAGCATTTGGAATAGTTGTAGATAGTGTATTTAGATTAGAAATATCTTCCGCAACTATAAAGTATTTTGCTTTTGATATAATAGGTTTTGAATCTTTATTAGTATAGAGTTGTATAGATAAAGTTGGATTTGGTCCTGGATTTGGTCCTGGATTTGGTCCTGGATTTGGTCCTGGATTTGGTGCTGGATTCGGTGCTGGAACTAAAGTCTGACCACCACTCATAGAATAATAAGTTGAATAATAATTTGTTCTAAATTGAGTTTCTGCTAAATAGTTTGAATCTATTAGTTGTGTATCAATATAATCATTTTTAAATTCTAAATTTACTTCTTTCTCATAATTTAACCAGAAATAGTTTGTTCCATTATAAAAGACTGGTGTAATAACTGGGATAAAGTATCCTAGTAAATCAATACGCGGTTTACCAGTTTCATCACAATAAAGTAGAACACCAGAAGTTGTTCTTGTTACATATGGTGAAGTATAAGATAAAAACTCTTTTGATTCTTCTAAATTAGGGTATGTTCCAGAATCAAAAGTTTTATTATTTACTACTTTTACTTGAGGTTCTATAATTTGAACTTGAATAGGATTTATCTGAAATACATCATCAAAATCGTAGAATTTTTTTTCTGTTTCATTGAAATTAGGAACAACAATTGCTCTTTTTTGAGAATCTAATATAGGTTCAATACTATTCATCACAAAAGTTTCTCCATCATAAATATCTTTTGTTTCTACAAAAACATACTTATTCAAAGGTGAAATCTTTGTTACTTTATTTGTTTTATTATAGAAACTATCATGTAAATTATATTTTATAAAGCCATATTGTAAATTATCTGATTCGTTAGAATATATAAAACAGTAAATTTCATTAGGATATACAACAACACGTGATTCATCTACACTTTTAGAAATATTAAATATAATTGGATAATTACTAGATATATTATGTATTAAGAAATAGTCTCCTTCATTTATTAAAACTGAAGGAAGCACAAAAGGTGAATAGAACTTATCTATAGTTATTCTAACATACTTATTTACAAATAGCACTGGTATGATATTATATTTAAAAGAGTTTAATATTGTTGTATCATATTCTGTATTAATATTTGAATTAAGTTCAGGAATTCTATTTAAACTTCCTTCTAAAAGAATTACTTTAAATGTATCAACATTGTTATATGCTTTCTTTGTAAAGATATTATTTGAAAATACGAATTCATATAATTCAGGATAGAATGGAATTACACTATTATTTATATATATAATATTTCCAGAAATATCAGTTTGAATATACTGAACACCAGAAAGTATCTGATCTTCCTCATTCAATAGACGAACATATTTAGTAGATGATAAATCTTTACGAACTATTGGAGCAGCAGTCTCTAATAGTTTAACAGGTTGAGGTAAATTATCATAATCAGTATAGAAACTCTCATTATCCGATGTGCTAGTAACACCAGAATCTTGGTTCCAACAACAACTTATCTCATTTACAAACTTTTTCATATTATTTCTATCTAGTTTTATAGAACCATTCTGTTCTGCTACAATATATTTTGACTTATATAATTTTGAATCTTCTTCTGTTAGAGGAAGTAGATATTCAACTGATTTTTTCTTAAATACTGTAGGAATACCAACTGACTGTTGATTTATCTGATTAAACCACACTACATAATCAGAATTACTATTAGTAAGATTATCTTGAAATGGAACAGATTCTATAATATTAGAATCATTATAATAGACACATTGATTATTTTTTAGAACAGTTCCTAATGGACACCCTTTAATAAACTGTGTATTGCTGTTTGGAACAAAACCTTCTGGCATAGGACGATTTACCGTTGAAATCGCATCTTGTATATTACGTTTATATGTTTCTATACCTTCTGTATCATTTGGCTCTGTTTGTTCTTTTACTAATTTGTATGTCTTATCTAATGAATCAAGTAAACTCTGAAGACGTTCATTTAAGTTATTTACTTGTAATTTTACACTGTTTAATAAATTAAAATTAGATTGAATTAAGTGAACATGAACTTCTTTATTTTGAAATTTTGAATTTAAATTTCTGGCGTAATCAAGTGTATCATTTATTTCATTTAATAAACAATCTAAACTAATATTTATTTCAATAAAATATTGATTATATTTTGCTGGATATTGTAAAAGATTCTGTTTTAATGTTATACGTTTTTGTTCAACATCCTGTTGCGCAGTCTGGTAAAAACTCTCTAAAAATACTATTATATCATTTGCTGGCATTCGAAATGAATCATTTTTTTGTGTAGTCTTAAAATCGTAAATAGCAGAAGCATTTTTTCTAATCGAATCATATAATTCTTTTTTTGTTGTTAAATTCTTACTAAAAGAATTATATAAATTAATAAATTCTAGATTATTCTGCCCTCCTTTCAATAAATATGTTTTTTTAGAAGCTCTTTTAAATCTCTTTAAAGTTCTTGCTTTGGCCTTTACCATTTACTAAATGATATAAACATATTTTAAATACCGTAATTATTCTTTATGAGATTTGCGTGTTTTACGAAAGTGTTTTTTAAAACGACGTGATTTATTCTTATTCTTTTTATATTTACCACCAGTAGTTTCAGATGAAGGTATAGTGCTTCCATCTATACGTATAATACGAATCTCATCCGATTGAATTGGATTATTATTAGCTATAATATTTGGAATTGCATCTAATAGTTCTTGGTATGTAATAACAATGTCACCATTTTTAATATTTAATATTTGCTGTGTATCTAAATTATAATAAGCTTGGCTAGAATTATTATTATCATCAATAGGGTTTATCTCATATTCACCACCATTACTATCAGTAATATAGAAAAGTGATGGATTTGAACAATATTTAATATTAAGAATCCGAGAAGGAGTGTCAGCTTCAGGATTAGCATCAGTAACTAATGTAAAATTTGTAGTATAAACAGTGAGACCTTGAGGTGGTGGAGGTTGGTCACCTTCAGATGGATTGCCATCAGGATTGTCAACATTTCCATTTTGTATAACAGCACCAATTCTACGTTTTTTTACATATAAATTATATAGCTGTAAATCAGTAGATGGGATAGTCAAAAATGGAGAGGTGTTACCATTATCATTTGTAATACTACCAATATAAGAATTATCAGCGGATTCACCAAAAATTGCTTGATCTTCATTTTGATTATATTGGGTTAATACATATTCATTAGATCCCTTACTAATAAAATATTGGCTTGTATTATTATCATATAATATATTATAACTAGTATTATCCGTAAGATTTAACTTAAAAGTTGTATCATAAATATTAGAATTTAATGTTTCTGTAATAACATTACCAATATCTGTTTCATTATTCAGTAGTGGAATTATATTGTTAGTTATATCATCATTAATAGAACTTATATTACGATCAGCCTGATAATGTTCAGTTGTTTCAGGATCAATTATTTGTAAACTATCATCAACCTGATTTAATCGTAATAACACACCATCACTATTTTTAATAAAATAGTTTTTAAGACTACCATTATCTGCAACATATAAATCGACATCAGTGTCACTAGTAACTATAGCACCACCAGATTGTTCAGTAGAACCATATCCAAATCCAAGAGCGTTAAATCTAACAGTTGTAGGTCCATAAATTATTATATTAGCTACTGGTCCTACTGTATCAGTTGCTGGAGATGGAGAAGGAGAAGGAGAAGGAGCTGGTCCTGCTGATATAGTAGGAGGAGGAGGAGGAATCCATGGCACACCTAACGCAGCACTTAAGGCAGATTTCTCCCATTCATCTAATCTGCGGATAAAATTTACAGCAGTAGGGCTTCTCCAAATAGAAGGATATCTGCTATCAAACTTATTTTTATAGTTATTTTTATAGGGGTTTTCAGTTCTTCCACTGCCAAATGCTTTATTTCTATAATTAGCATCTAACGGTCTATTATTACCTCTCATATATGTAGAATAACTAGCAGGTAATCGATTATTACCATCTATAGTTCCACTTATAGTTATACCTTTTTGTTCATTACGATTTTCTGTATAAGGTTGCCGACTCATCTATTTATCGTCTAGTTTTTCTTGACTTACGAGTTTTACGATTAGATTTACGGGACTTTCTACGATGTCTTCTACCACCACCTGTTTTATTACATGCGGGATTGGCAATACGGGCATCATAAGGTATTTGTAACAAAGATGGAGAACCAGTAGAACTTACCCACTCACTTCCTCTATTAGTATAACCCGCCGTAGGTGCGGTGTAATAAGCACTATCAACACCTCCAACACCTCCATTTTGTAAAGGTGTTGGATTTGGCTGTGCACCTTGCGGTGATGTATCTACTAAACCTCCTTCACAGCCAATTCGTGATATAACTGGATACCCTCCTAGACTGGGGCCAGCAGATCCTGTTAGAGGACCTGCTCCAACATCAACGGTATAACGACCACCACTCATAACAGGTGAACCGATTGCTTTAGCGATACCATCACTATTCATTATGTTACGAGAACCACCCGCAAAACCCGGGAGTCCACCAGTGCCTGGTAAAGTAGATGCTAGGCCTGGACGAGTAGCATCTAAGCAATCTGGTGTTAATTTAGGTCCACCAATTACTTCTTGAGCGTAAGGTGCTTCAGGTGCGATTGCTTGTCCAAAAGAATAGCCGGCACCTCTTTGTGTTTTACGCATATTTCTTCTTTTACCCATCTAACTACTAGTTATTTTTTATTCCAAATCAGTAATTTCATAACGTTTAAACTCTTCATTATAAGATATTTTCACATTAATATTATTTTTATCTTTTAGCTTCTTGCTCGATAATAAGTCTTGAATACATGCACGTCCGAGATTTTCAGAACCATTGTATAGAATAAATACATCTGGTAGAATCGGATCTTTTACCGCTTTTGCGACGGTAGGTCTCTTTAATTCTTGTTTTGGTTTTTCAACAACTCGTCCATAGTATTGTCCTTCATCAATCTTTGCTTCAGTTTCATTTAAATATAGGGCAAACCTACGTTTATTTGGAGAATCTGGAATAAGAACAACTTTTAAGAACTCAGTTGTATCAGATACTGAATCAAAAGATGAGAGAGGTTGTGGTTGAATAATAGAAGTTACTAATCCACCAAGAAGACGAGAATCTGGCATCCAATGAGATTCGACAAACTGTTTCATGAAATTTCTTCTTTCTAAAAAAGTTTTATTAGAAAATAAGTTCTGATTAGCCCAAAAATAAATATCTTCTAGAAATATTCTATGATTAATAGTATCAATAGAAGCAATAAATATTGAACCTTCGTTTACTTTTACACTTACACGAAATCGTAACAAATAACACAATGGCTGACCTTTTGTCATAAGACGTTCTTTTTTAGTTAAATTGTATTTTACAAAAATAGCTGGCAGATTTGGGAGAAATACAAGAAATCCTGGTTCTGATTTTGTAATAAAAGTTTGAATAAAAAATGTCCCTTTTTTCAATGGTATTTCAGCTTTATCCGATGAAATTCTTTGTTGAATTACTAAATCCAAATTTGTTGAATTTAGAAATTCAATTGCTTTTTGACTTTGAAAATTATTAGCACGCTTTAAAACAGCAGCGTGAGTATTTCTATGAGAACTCTTTAATGACCCTTGAGCGATTTGTTCCTGTTCAGAAGACATTTTTACTATATTATATAGTTCAAAACGTTTTAGACCGTATTAAAAAGATGAATAATTCTGATTTAAATTTGTATCATTCGCACCAATAGGACCCATTAAACCCCCAGAACTTATAGTCTCTGAATTAAAGGGTTGAATAGATTCTGCTGTGGGGAGTAGTTTAGTGCTAGAAGCCCCGGAATCCACTAATACTTGCGTTCCATTATTCTTTGTCCCAGGTCCAAAAGATCTTTCAGGATAACGTAAATTATCTTGAATATTCTGAGAACCATATTTTTCATCTTGTGGATCACTAGCAGAAATACCTCGTGATTCTTCTTGATTCATGCTAGCATTTGGAATTCTAGCATTAGGAGGATTTGGACCAGAAGGACTTACTTCTCTTGGAACTCTAATAGGTTCTGGGTGTGTAACAAGTCCTTTAGGGATAGGAGATTCAAAGTTTTCTTGTTTAGTATAATATATATATCCAAAATATGCTACTGCGAATACTACTAAAATGAGGATTATAGTGTAAAAATTATCTAGACTTTTTATTTCCATCTAAATATAAGAAAAGAATGAGTATTGAGAATTTTGTCACACAAGCACTTAATTCTGAACTTGTGAAGAATTCTGAGAACTGGAACCTTGAAAAGATTTTTGAACTCTCTTTTGAGGTTGCCGTAAATGTTGGTAAGACTTCTTATTCAAAGAACGAGAAGATTGATTTACTTGTGTCTGTTGTAAAGAAGGTTGTGGAGGAACTAAAGGCAAAGAATGTTTCATTATCTGTTCTAAAGACATCCACTGGTTCTTGGGAGACTGTATCTGAGATTGTTGAAACTTTAATCCCTGTTGTATTTTCTCACCTCCCTGTGATGGAGATGCCTCGTTCTTTCTTAAGTTTTCTTTCTTGTCTCTCGGCGACTTGTGTAAAGGTTGAGAAACAGGTTGAGGTAGTAAAGGAAGAGGTGAAGGAGGAGAAGGTTGAAAATAAGGATTAACTATAACAGTAAAATTAGGAGTTAAATATCTATTATTCTCATATTTACAAGAATATTTTTCAATTGATATTACTTTTAAAGGGATTTGTTCAGCACAAATACAGTTTTCAATATAAATATTTTCTTTAAAATCCTTATTAAGAATTTTAAAGAGTTTAAATTCATTATCATATAAGAAACCTTTGATATTTCCAAAATCATAAATATAAAGATTATTATCAGACTGAATACTGTTATTTGTTAAATGATACTTAATTTCATAATTCATCACTACACAATATATGTGCTAATTACTTAAACCCTTAACAAAAAAATAAAAAAATTAAAAGTATTAAAGCATAACTTATTGTTATAAAGAATGAGTGTAGTTCCTGTCCTACTTCTTACACAAAAGGCAGAAGTAAAGAGTGGTAAAATTTCACTTGGAAATGATAAAGAATTAACTTTAAAACATATTCAAACATACTGTAAGAAAAAAACAGAAGTAGAAGTTATTGGGACATACAGTTATAAAGGAATTACATTATACTTATTTGGTTTTACAAAAGGGAAAGCTGGAACTGAGAATAAACATGAACTACCTCCACCCCATGATAATACATTAGTATTTGGAGATATTATTCTAGTAGCATCAAAATCAGATACATCTTTTAGCCTACCTATTAACTTTAAGGTTGATGATTATGAACAGTTCTATTCTAAAGCATTTGGCGGATTCGATGATTTAGATGACGATGACGAAGATTTTGAAGAAGAAGAAGAGGAAGTTGAAGAAGAAGTTGAAATTGATGAACCTGTTGATGAAGAGGCTTATAGTGAATTTCAAGAAATTTATGAAGAAGAAGAAGTTGTAGAAGTTAAGAAGGAACGAAAAAAGAAGAGTTTATCTCAAACAGTTCAAATCTCTAAATATGTTCATCCTGATAAACAGCTTGATGAAAACTCTAGTAAAAATGAGATTAGATTGAATACTATTAAAGTAATTAAAAAGTTATTTGATACAATGTTTTCTGAAGAAGAAAGTGAAACACTTGAAAATGAGATTTATAAAAAGAGTTTATCATCCGCAATGAATCTTCATATTATTCGTGATTGGAGTATTGAACTTTATAAAGAACTTTATAAATCAATTGCGCGAAAAGTAATTGGTAATTTAAATTCAAATTCATACATTCAAAATAAAGAGCTTCTTAATAAATATAAAACAAATGAAGTAACATTCAATGAAATTTGTTCAATGAATCATTATAGTCTATTTGAAACAAAGTGGAAAGAATTAATTGAACATCAGAAACTAATTGAAAAGCGACAACTTGAAGGAAATAAATCAATGGCAACAGATCAATTCTTCTGTACTCGCTGCTTCAAGCGTGAATGTACATATTATGAGATGCAAACACGTTCTGCGGATGAACCAATGACAATCTTTATCAACTGTTTGAGTTGCGGGAAAAATTGGCGTCAATAAACGTAAGTTTTAAAAGAATGTCAACTACGGAAGATAAAAAGACAAAACTAATTGGTTCTATTGGTTCTAATCCTTTACCAATTGTTGATAAACTATGGGAATTTTATTCTGTAAAAGGAATTAAAACAGTTTTTATTTCTGTTGGAACTTCTAGTTCTCCACTAGCAGAGTTAGAAGTAGCAGAAACTCTAGGATGCCCTCTACATATTGTAGAATGGAATAAAGAAAAAATAGGTGACTGGAATAAAGTAGTTAGTATTCTTAATACTCGCAAAGAAACAGAAGAAACAACATGCTCATTTACCACAGGAGTAACTAATAAATGGATTTTAGGAAAAAATGTTAGATTATCAAATTCACTTCCTTTTTATTTTGACGGCACTTGTGATATTAGTGGAGAAACAGTTCAAACTATGAAATTTGAAACTTATGTAAGAAGTATTTGTGATATAATGAACATTTCACTTGATAATCATAGAATTGATCTATTAAATATTCAAGTTGGCAGCAGTGTTGAAATACCACTACTATTCTCTTTACTAAATACTCCTTATAGACCAGGTCTAGTAATTGTATCCTATACAGATAAACCTGATACTAATATATACTCGACACAAGTAGCAGGTCATTTACAGAATATTGGATATATGCTATTAACAAAAGAAGATAATAAATTCTTATACATGTATAATGATAAAAATGTGTACGAATTCTGTAGTTATGAAGATACAAGTGTAGATAATCCTCTTGTATATGAGTTAGTAAAATCTACAGGGTTTTATAACAAATCTAATAAAACGGTAGATGCGTGAATCTTGTAGGATTTCTCCACTTCAAGAAAAACGCCTTTATTTATTAAAAAATAAAATATATAAGAGTAAAGCTTATACATATACTTGTAATGTTAAATTAATAGTAAGAAATAGGTATGACAACTTTGAAGAAGTATACAACAAAATTTCAAAGGAATATTAAATCTCCAAAATTTTCAACCATTTTTCATCCCGGTGATAATTTTTATTTATATGTTAATGATGAATGGTTAAAAAAAGCAGATATTCCTGATTATCAAGTATCTTATAGCGTAGATGATGAAATTGGTAAGATTATAGAAGAAGATTTATTTTTTATTTTAAAAGATTGTGAAGCATTTGCTAGTAAAGGTAAAGAGCCAACTAATTTTGAACAGCAACTAAAAGATGCGATCGGTCGTTTTTCAATGTCGTCAAATAGAGTAAGTGTTCAGAAAAATAGTATACTACTTTTAAAAAATGAGATACAGAAGCTACGTTGTATTCGTTCAATAGATGATATTGGAGAAATACTTGGAAGTTTTTCTAGAAATAAAGTTGATTCTCTATTATCTACTACACTACAACTTGAAAGAACTGATAAAGATGAATCAGTTTATAATCTTGTTTTTACAAGTGGAACATTAGGATTACCTGATATTACTTATTATAAAGGAACTGCGCCAGGAAAAATAAGAACCTTAATGTCGTATATAAGAGTTATTAAAAAAATATGTCAACTTCTTGAAATAGATGATATATCAAACACTGTTACATTAGAAGCGTATTTTGCTGCTCATATAAAAGGTCTAACTCCTAAAAATAGTATATTAATAAAAGGTTCAGATCTTGAAGATAAATTTAAAAAATTTCCATGGAAAACATTCTTTAATTCATATGGTATTAAGAACTGGAAGAACTACACATATCGTTTTCAAAGTATAACTTGGATACACATTTTAGAAAAAGCATTTGAAACATTTACTTTAGACCAATGGATACAACTTTTTACTTTACATATAATACTTCATGCTCTTCCTATCCTACCACCACCATACGATGATATTCATTATAAATTTTTTGCTCAGACTTTAAGAGGTCAAGAAAAAAAGATTTATCAAAAACTTCTAACACTAGAACTTTTAAAGGAATATTTAACAACTCCTTTATCAATACTTTATAAAAACTATTTTTTACAAGATTCACTAAAAAAGAAGGCAATTAGTTTTATTGAAAAAATACGTAAATCTGCTATAAAACAGATAGAAACAAATAATTGGCTAGAAGATAAGACAAAAAAGTTAGCAAAAGATAAAATGAAAGATATGGTATTAAATATTGGCTGGCCTGACTACTACTACAGATTAAATCTTCCTTACCTACAAACAGATAATTTATTATTGAATATTTATCTACTAGCAGCAAGTTCTACTGATAATGATATTTATCTACTAAATAAAAAATCAACTCCTAATAAAACTTGGTCAGAACCTTCTTTTATTGTAAACGCTTTCTACTATAATGAGATAAATACCTTTATAGTTCCTGCTGGTTCATTGATGTATCCTTATTTTGGAAATAGTAAATCAATTGGCTGGGATTATGGTGGATTAGGTTGTGTAATAGGTCATGAAATGATTCATGCCTTTGATGAAGATGGTAGAACATATGATTCACATGGCTTTCTAAAAAAATGGTGGCTTCCTAGAGATAATAGAAGATTTCATGCTATTTCAAAGAAACTTATTGAATTCTACAATAATTCTACACTTCTAAATACAAAAATAAATGGCAAGTTAACGTTGAATGAAAATTTAGCAGATTTGGGAGGAATATCAATATCACTAGAAGCATTAAAACAAGAAATACATAATATGCCAGAGAAAGAAAGAATATATGAACTTCAACAATTCTTTATTTCATACGCAGTTTCCTGGAGAACAAAAGAACATAAAAGAAAACAATTACAAGGTTTATTTATGGATAGACATTCTCCTCCCGAATTTCGTGTAAATAATATTGTAAGTCAGATAGATGATTGGTATGAAGCATTTAATATTCAAGTAGAGAATACACTTTATATAGCGCCAGAAAATAGAATTAGAGTTTATTAATACTCTAAACTAATAGTAGATGAAAAAAGAATATGTATATATATTATTAATAATAATATTAATAATAATATATCTATTATTTAATTTTAAGATAAAAGAAAACTTTATTAATATATCTAATGATGCATACGTTATAAATTTAGATAATAGACCTGATCGTTTACAGAAAATTATTAACTATTTTAGTAACTATTTAACACTGTATAGAATAAGTGCTATTAAACATGATGATGGGGCAAAAGGATGTGCTTTATCTCATATAAGTATTATAAAGATGGCAAAAGAAAATAATTTACCTACTGTCTTAATTCTAGAAGATGATTGTATGCCTACAGAATCATTTTATTTATGGCCGCAGATTAAACAATGGTTAGATAATAATAAAGATAAATGGGATTTATATGTGGGAGGTAATTCATACTATGCGTGGAATGATAGTAATACGATTAAACCACTTTGTAAATTAGATTCTATAAAATTATATAGAACAAAAGCACAAGCATTTCATTTTTGTTATTGGAATTCAAGAGCTTATGATTCATATCTAGAGCTAGAAAATGAATTAGATAATGGTGGTATAGCTGATTTATGGGCGAATAATAAAAATTTAAAAATAGTATCAAGTGTTCCATTTATAGCAGAACAATCAAAAGATTATAGTAATATTGAAAATAAAGATATAGATTATTCTAATTATTTCAACTCTTCAGAGGAAAAAATAAATTCTATTACAAACACTACAAGTTGTAATTAAAGAATAATTAAATCACAAAGTCTAAACTTCTCATATGTTCCATCAGGCATATAACGTTTAATAATATAAGGTAATCTACGTTCATTCAATTCTAACTTAGCGATATCGATTACATCAGTAACATATTCTGGAACTTTTACATAAGGACGTGCGCCTTGAGCTAATTGATTTGTTCTGAATCCAAGAATTTTAGTTCGTTCAAATGTTGAGAGAAATGGCATCGAACGATGGACAGGGTCTCCCTCGGAAAGAGTTGTTCGTAAAGGAATTGTAGATTGTTCTGCATCCTCATATTCAAGAACACATTCTGGATGATATTTTAGAAGTGTTTCAATTGGATTACTGAAATAAGTTTTTTCTTCTTGAATTTCAACATCTGGCTGGTCTTCTACATCATCAAACTCATCAAGTTCTTCTAATACATCTTCTACATCGTCAATATCGATGCCGCCAGAGGTAATAAAGTTATCTGAATCCATTATACTACTAGTAATTATAAAAACAATTATTTAATTTTTTACAAATTTTGTAAAAAATTGGATACATAAAGTAATTTGAAATAGTATTAAAAAGAATGGATGCTAATGTTAACGAATACAAGTCATTTGATGATATGGGGTTATCAGAAAACCTCTTAAGAGGTATTTATTCATATGGGTTTGAAAAACCTTCTAAAATTCAAGAGAAAGCTATTGTGCCAATTCGTGAACGGAAAGATATTTTAGCCCAAGCTCAAAGCGGGACGGGAAAAACCGGTGCCTTTACTATCGGTTCAATGTCGGTAATTGACCCAACACTTAATAAACCACAAGTATTTGTTCTAGTTCCTACTCAGGAACTTGCTAAACAGATTTATAATGTAGCAAAAAATATTGGTTCATACATACCCGTAAACTGTTATTGTGCCACGGGAGGCACTCCTATTAAAGATGATATTACTGCTATTGAAAACGGCGTTCAGTTCATTGTTGGAACTCCAGGCCGAATGTATTATCTTATGGAGCGTAATATTCTAAAGACTCGTGATATTAAATGTTTAATTTTAGATGAGGCAGACCAGATGCTGGAAGACCGTTTCTATAAACAAGTAATGTGTATTCTAGAAATTGGATTCCCAAATACTACAAAGGTTGCTCTCTTCTCTGCC